GAAGTGAGGAGCTAAGCTCCTCACCCCTGTTACGGGTTACCCTTTCGGGTCGCAGATAGACTTACGCCTCATCTGCTTGTTCATCGTCTTCCAACGATGATTCGTCTCCTCCGATCGTGATACGATCGTAGTCAACTTCGTTGCGAGCGATGTTTGCACACATGCGTGTGTATTCATCACCTCCAACGTCATGCGCTACACGAATGTAGCCAACGACCACCTGGCGGTGGTCTTCCTGTACAACGCGAGCCGACAGTGTCAACTCACCTACGCGACCTACAACGACGCGATAACCGTCTACCATGACGGTTCTCAGCGCAGTAGCCCTCGTAAGTGTGGTGGCAAGCCGTGATGCCAACGACGAAGCCGTTTCGGCCTCTCCGAAGACATCATCTTGAACCACAGGCTTACTGGATATACCATCCAGTACGTCATCCACCATGCGAGGGGAGATACCAAGATCATCGGCGTCACTAACGTAGCGCCGGATGTAGCCCAGTTTCTCCTCATCCTCCATGGATGCCCACGCCGCTCGGTCGATGGTATCGACTAAGCGGTTGATTGCAACTGCTGTTATAGGATCGGTCATGTCACATACCTTTCAGTGCGCGCAGGACCACTTCAGCCGCGATCTCATAGAAGCGATTGTCGTCCAGACTACGGACCTTCTCTTCAACCATTTCGATCGTAGCGACCTCCATGATGCCGGTGTGTTTAGCAACGGCTTTCAGAGTTTGAACTCCGGACTGCAGAGCAAACTCTTGCATGGCGACGTCGCTAGGCTGCGCGGCGATACCAGTGATCTCGTCACGACGACGCAAGCCGAGGGACGAGTAAGTGCCCGTGTACGCACGAGCGAGGGTCATGAGCAGGCGGGTGGCCGCTGCTTTATCACCCTCACTTTCGAGCCCTTTGATGATATCCAACGCCAGCTTCGTTTTGCTATCTGGCGAGTAGACATGTTTCACCGTAGGCACGGCGAGGTTGACAGCGATACCGAACAACGACTCCAGGTCGATAGGCGCCGCAACCTGAGCTCCACCTTTGCGTGCCTTGTACAGCACACGTTCAAACTTGGCGGTTTCACGGGACACTTGCGCTTTGCGATCGGCGGACTTTGGTGGCAGGCTAGGGATAGCCGCGACCTTGATCTCGCCTTTGTGTACGTACTCGGTAGTACCACGACGAGTCAAGTCAGGCATCGGCTCGATGATGTCAATGGCGATGGACGGAGTGTGAACGGAGACATTGCACGCTACAAGGAAGTTCAGCGGGTTAGCTGTTTCCACGGCGCTATGCGACAGTTGCGCATCAGCAGAAACCTGATCCGTCAGACGCACATCACCATTCGAACTCTCATGGTGGAAGACAGGATATTCACCGGGTGGGAAGCGCACAGATGACGCGAACGATGCCGCCTGCATGTACAGCAGCGCAGGCACACTAGCATCACCGGGAATGATCTTGTCCTCATTGGTCAGAAGACCACCCATGTAGTAACCATTGGTCACCAGCAGGGTCGACGTTCCTGGCAGTTGTTTAACCACATCACCGAAAGGAGTTTCACCCTTAGCAATGCGATCAACCAGCTCTGCCACTTCACTATCTGACATGTTCTGCATGCGTTGCTCGAGCATGCCGAAGAACTGGTCCTCGGAAAACTCAGGCAATTGCAGAGACAGACGTTGATCCATGATGGCCGTCTTCTTCACACCCACATCGACTGTAGGCACTTGGAAGCTCTGGTACGCCGGAATCAGATTGATTTCCTTAGCGGCGTATCGCACGATGACAGCAGCCAGGTTGGTAGAAGAATCCAACGCGCGAATCTGCGTCACAGAACCGAGGCCCTGGTAGAACGACAGAGGAGCGAAGGTGACGAACTTCTCAACGGATGTCGCGGCATCGCGAATGAGAGGAGTCAGATCACTGAGCAGCTCGAGGTCCATGCTGGTCTGCATGGCGAGCTTCTTCTTCTCTTCTTCCGTTGTAGCATCAGCGATTCCGTTGATGGCATCGACCCACCCCTTCAGCGAACCGAAGGCTTGAATCCAACTCTGAGCCCAGCGCTCCGGAGTGGTGCGCGTGAGCAAGTGGAAGTTGATGTTGCTACGCAGCGTCTGAATGAACGAATCATTCAGATAGCGCACAGGCGCACGAACACGACCGTGAACGATCTCACCAACGACTGCCAGACCGCGGAGCTTACGCTGAGCCGCTTCGTTGAGCACCATGATGTTGCGCACCATGGCGTTGCCCATCTGGGCCATCACACGAGAGAAGCGCGTGATTGGAACATCACGATCTTCAAGCTCGGACATTGCGCGCGCATCGTAGCGCAGTTCCGAGAACGGGCTGTCATCGAGTACGTCACGAATGATGGCGATGGAGAACGGATCGAGATAATCCGACTCCATGTCGATTGGAGCACTGAAGTAGGTAACCGAGGTCACCGGCTTGTAGTGCCCGCTTTGCGCGAGAATGTCGGCCACGAAAGCATGCACGAGCTTCATGAAGCCATCTTTCTGGTTCTCATCGAGAGTCAGATTACCCTCTTTGAGCGCTTTGGCGATACCACGATTGATGTCCGAATCGCTGACTTCCGCCCAGGAGTTGGTGCGCGCGTTTGGACGATCCTTGACGCCCATGGTCTCGGCCATGGTGATACGCATCGATTCTTCATTAGAAATGAAGAAGCACGCCTGAGTTTGAATATCGTAGGCGATGATGAGCGAGAGGATCTTGCGAACGGCAGCGTTCTGGTCGCGAGAACCGCCTTGAGTCATGGTGACGTAGCCACGACGACGAAGGAAGTGCGACGTGATGCCGTCTTCAGACAGGCGAGGTACGGCCCAGGTGGCGCCACTGGTGGAGAAAGGAATGACGCCTTTGGCGGTGTCGACGCCAGCAGAGCTCGAGTTACCGAGCATGGAAAGCAAATCAACACGACCCAGATCAAGCTTACTCATTTGTCAACTCCTTCAATGTAATTGGATTCGGGAATGTTTGGCCCGAGGAATGCACTGCCGTCCTGACCGGACAACAAGAATTGATTGAACACCGCACCGATGGCGTTTGCGTTGCTGACACCCCGCGAGACCAGGTCACCGCTAACACGGTTGGCCGAGTTCGAGCGGTCAGCACGCAAATGGATCTCGGTTTCGGCCGTAAAGGCAGTGCCGTTAACCGCGAACGACTTGATGCGTCGCGCCGTGTGCATGGAGGCCGATGCGGTCTTGAAGACGGAGCGCACAGCTGCGTCAACGTTCTCGTCATCGGACGGGTTGAGGGTGAATACAACACGCATATTGACCGCGCGCGCGTACTGATCGAGTGCGGTGAGCATGCCGTCAACTTGACGAGACACACCGCCCTTCTTCAGGTTACCACCCAACTCGTTGTACACGCTGCGCAGCGAGTCAACGTACAGTACGTCGACATCAGAAACGGCCGCGAGATGCAATGCCGCGAAGACATGCAATACGGAACCGTACAGCGGTCGCTCAGCCTCAGCCATGGATACCACGGCCACCTTCAGACCTTTCGCACACATCTGGGCTGCGTAGTGATTGGTGAGCACAGTCTTACCGCCTGCGGTGCCGCTGATGATCAATTCGGCGCCAGCTTCGATCTTGTGCTCAATCAATCGTTGGCGCACCACGGCAGCGGAAGCAGTGGCATAACCAACACCGATGAGGTCACGAGCCGAGACACTTGGGCGGACCATCTTAACGAGGTCGCCTTTGTGAAAGCCGAGGATGGAGTTACCGAGCACCATGACAGTAGTGATCTCGTAAACCGATCCCATGTCAAGGTTTTTGACGCCCTCTTCGAGCTTGGTAGTTGCGAGTTGCTCCATCAGAGATTGAACGCGAGGGCCCAAGTCGATGATGGAGTTGTCGTCTGGTGTAACTTTCGTTTTTCTAGCCATTATTTGACGAATCCAAATTTATGAACAGCCTCTTCGCAGAGATCTGGCTCAAGTGAGGTTGGCATGACCATGTCAAGCACTCGCGGGTCGATGTCCGACTCCCTCCACTTGTAGTGGATGACGTCAGGATCGAGGATGAAATCACGAGTGGCCTGATTGAGGCCGGCGTAGTCTGGTAGTTCGACGCCATTGTTCAACTCCTTCTCAAGCGCCTGCGCGCCTACGAAGCACTCTTTATACGTGACACCGAAGTGTTTCAGCATAATAGTGTCAACAACGTCCATCACAGCACCAAAAGCTGGGTGTGCCATGTTCATTTCATAACGCATTACGTTGCCAGTTGCGGCAAACGGTCTGTGCGCGCTGAACATAGAGCGTTCGTTGATGAAAGTCTTCTCTAGCATCGTAACGATGTCACTGTATGCAACAACTTTCGACTCTGGAGTGCGTTGGTACAACACGCGACCGATAAATTTCTTACCGGTATCTTTCTCCCACTTACAGAATTTGAAGCCTTCGACGATCTCACACCATTTCTGGAGGTCCTTCTGTCTAGCGGCAAGAGGCATTGTGTCGTCGCCCCTGTTCTGCATGGCGAAATCAGGACGCCCGTGTTTCAGGAGTGTCTTGAATTCAGTCTTCAGCTGTGCGCGTGATTGATACCGTATAGCGCCCAGTACCATCAGGCCGTACGACCATTGGGCAGCACCCCTGATCTTACCGAAATCCGAAACACTTGGCACACCAGATTGCAATCCCGGTGAGTACTTATCCATGTTAAGGAGATAGGCCCCTTTAACGCCTCTCACGTCTGAGGTGATTAGCAAAGGCAGCCTATGGACAGAGCGCATATAATCTCTGGCCAGGTCGGTGATGCCTGGTATGGCATCGATCATGGTGGTGATCTCTTTCCATGAGAACCCGGTGTCGAACGCTGACGCGTCATACAGTTCGTAGAAACCATATTTATAGATGCGTCGTATGATATCCTCAGCATCATGCTCGTGCCAGGTCTCGCCATATCGCTCTAGAGCTATGTGACGACATCCAGCGACGAAGCACTGCATAGGAGTAGCCGCAGCGTAAGACACGGCGTAAGCCGTACGACGTCGAAGAGCGTGTAGCCCGTCGACACCTTGAGAATACTTGGAAGGTATGCTCTTGTCTGCCGCTACCACTGCGTTGCCGAGAAAGTCGTAGCCATCACGCTTCTTGCCGGGCTTCTCGAGTTGGTCCCGATAGGTAGGCAGCGTGATTGGAGCCGAACCGTAGTACTTGGCAGAGTACGAGTAATCCCCTTTTGCCAAGGCACTCGACCATCCCGTACCGTGATCCATGAGAGACATGAAGAATTTCTTCTTCTCCCGTGCATCTTTGGTATTATTCGGGAGACCAGTCTTCGACTTACCGTTCGTCCTTACCTTTGCGGGTTTGAACTCTTCGAAGTAAATTTCAGACATGATGGACAGCGCCAGCATGTAATCAGAAGGAAGCTCTCCTCCTGTCTCACCGAGTCTATCGACTCGAGGAGATAGAGTGGGGTTCATAAATACGGCTCCATGTGTATACATAGTGCCGAAATCACGTGTCAAACCCAACCCTGTAACTCCGAGCGTCAATTGCTTGGACGGCTCGAATTGCTGCAACGCGTCTGCCAGCTCTTTCTGGAAGCGCAGATATTGCGGGTCGTTCGCTTTGTAGTGTTTAACTCCGGTGCGAGTGACAACTACCAACTGCGTTACATCCTTGAAGGACGGGGCGCGATTGATGCTCGGTCCGAACGCGGTGCGGATGGCCGCAACGGTCTTGACCAACGAGTAGTCGTCCATAGCACTGGGCTGATTGTTGACCCAAGAGAAGTAACTACCCTCAAGCTTGGGGTCCCCTACAAGGGGAACGAACGATGCCATCAGTACGGCTCGATGATGGTGATCGCCCCGTCGGTGAAACGGATACCGATCTCGTGCATCAGCAGAGCCAGTTCATCGTCCACGTCTTCGATGTCAGGAACGCGGGCGAGAATAGTGGTGTGACGCGCCTCTTCGTAGAGAGGGAGCGCCGCCTGAGCCAGTTCGTGGTAATCCATGCCACCCAGCCAGTGACTGGCCGCGTTGCGGACGGCGCCGACACCAACCATAGTAGTGATCAGGCTACCGAGTCGGGCCGACGAACTCGTACCAGCGTGGAACAGGCCGGCGTGGAAGTTGATGGCGAATGGAGCGCCGTAACGGCTTTCCAGTCGACCTGCCACGAACATCAGAAGTGCAGCGACACCATGCGCGTGCGCCTTCACCGTAGGATTGGAGATGGACTTGGTCACTCGGTCTTTCGCAAGCGCGGAGAAGAGCCCTTTGCGCGCTTTGGCTGCGTGACTGCTCATTGATTCATCTCCGCGAGGTGCGTACGGGCCGAACGCATGGTTGCGTTCAGAGAACGAGTGCTCACACCCAATCCTTCCGCCACTTCCGTGACCGACGACTGAGCGATTGCGGCGTCCAGGCTCTCGAGACTTGTGCGCGCCGTGCGTGGTGCGGTTGCGCGTTCCTTCTTTCCGCGAATGTTCGCGAAATGCTCGATCATGTGTACCCAAGGATGATTCTGTGACATACTTCATAACTCCGATGCTCCCTGCTGGTCACGTGCCGTGAATGAGGGAATGTGATGTGTCTGATGGCCGTTGGCGATGACCTCAGATATGCTCGTCCTTAACAGGTGACTTGCCGCTATCGGTGCGGTCTGTGGGTCACCCGGGTAGTGTCCGGTGATGCTGAAGTGTAAAGCATCAAATGCATCGGACCAGACTTTTTCGCCTAGGTCGTGCCGGATCATATCGAGCGTAGTTGAGTACGCTACAGATGGTGAGGACATGAGTCATAACTCCTATTATTAACTATTAATTGATGATCGCGATGAACGCGAAATGAAACTTATCTAATCACTTGTTATGTGATCAGCTTTTGAGTGAAGTGGAAACGGGTCTCACGCATATGCGCTATGAATCGAATTCTTCGCTCTCAACCATCCTTACTGTCCGTCATGTTCTAGACTCAATTGAGTTTCGAGATGTGCGTCCTCTGTAAGGCTCCCAGGATTTCAACGAGAAAGCTTTAAATAAATTTC